CAACAACTGGTTCCTCGGTAACTGGTTCTTCAGTAACTGGTGCTTCGGTAACAACTGGTTCCTCGGTAACTGGTTCTTCAGTAACAACTGGTTCCTCAACAACTGGTTCTTCGGTAACTGATTCTTCAGTAACTGGTTCTATAACAACTGGTTCCTCGGCAACTTGTTCTGTAACAACTGGTTCTGTAACAACTGGTTCTTCAGTAACTGGTTCTTCAGCAACTGGTGCTTCGGTAACAACTGGTTCTTCAGCAACAACTGGTTCTTCAGCAACAACTGGTTCTTCAGCAACAACTGGTTCTTCAGTAACTGGTTCTGTAACAACTGGTTCTTCGGCAACTGGTTCTTCAACTACTGGTGCTTCTTCAGCAACAAATTCTTCGTTATTATCCATTTATATATATAAATGGACAATAAAAATATAATTCTAATACTTTGCTAAATAATATACAAATTGTAAATTACAAATTATAAATATTATTTTTATATATATTTATCTAAAATACATTTCGGAATAAGGTTTGTTTTTATATTTTCCATTTTTTTAAAACATTTATTTATAGTAACTTCACTTACTCCACATATTTGTTTTATATCCATCTTACTTATATTCAAATTGCAATTTTGAGATATAAAATATATAATACCAGCAGCAATTGCATGAGGAGTATTATCAGAAATGATATTCTGATTCTCCAATTTATTTGCAATGAATTTAGACAACATAGTTAATTCGTTATTAATATTTAATTTACTACAAAAACGATCTATAAAAGAACTAGGTGTAGTCGTGCATAAATCAGTTTGCTGTGATGGTTCAATATTACGTTCAATATTATGTAATATATTCACAGCCATTGAACATCCGCTCGTTGCACTAGTTTTATCTAATTTAAATATTTCAGCAATTTCATGCGATGTTCGCGGACATCCATTTAGACGACATGAAATATAAATAGATGCAGCTTTTATACCATCACGATTTAATCCACGAAACATTTTTTGTTCAGAAATATCCTTATGAATTGTCATGGCAACATCAATAAATATTTTAGGAATACCAGCATTTTGAGCCATTATAGTAATAAACTGAAATTCGTCGTATAATGATTTTTCTTTGTGAGGCATGGATTGCCATTCCGTCCATTTTCGTATTTTTTTCATTTCATAGGATGAATTTGTAGCACATAATACTTTACAACCATATGAAGATTCAACTAATAACGGGTTGATTGGATTTCCACAACGAGTTGGGTCATTTGCATTTTTATCGTCTGCACCATAAAAACGCCATTCAGGTGAATAATCCAGTGTATTTTTATAAATAACTGAACAATTTTCATTTGTGCAAGTAGGAAATCCATCTTCCATAATTATTAATACTGATTTACATAAAGTGCATAATCCACTTTCTACGTCATATATGCATTCTATGTTTGTATCAGGTTCAATAGATTCATTTATATGTTGTTTTTCTAAATCAAATATATCCCAAAGTTTAGATTTTTCACGATTGGATAATATAACTTTCTTCTTTTTTGTTTTAGAATTATGTTTATTTAGAGAATTTTCATTTTCTTCTTTTTTCTTATTTAAAACTGTGTCATTTTTATTATTCTTTTTAATGATAACTATTTCATCAGAAATTTGAATCATTTAATATTATGGTTACTATTATAACATAAAGATGTTTTTAATCAATTTTATATAAATAATTTATCCTACTATTATAGATAATATAATGGAATTGATAGGAGGACAAGTTAAACGATTTTTAAATATGTTACCACGGCAATTTTACACAGAAGCCGCGCAAAAATTAATTCATGAAATTTGTGAAACTATATACAAAGAATTACCGAATAATGGTGATAAATTTCCAAGGAAAGAAATTATTGAAACAGTTGAAACATTCATAGAAAAACATTTACAGAATCCCCCTGAAAATCCAGAAGAAAATCCAACTGGAATAAGAGATGCAATTTCAGATAGTCTTGCAAAAAACACATTGGAAATATACAAAGATGATATTATGATGATGTTATTATTAAAGAAGATTATAGAGGGGGATATGAAAAATGGAAAAATAGACGAAAATGGAATTTTTTATACAGCATTAAAAGATAGTGTTTCTATTGCAAAAGATCCAAATCTTAGTAACAGAATTAAAGAAAATTTACAAAAAACGAAAGAGAATATAAAGAAAAATTTAAAAGAAAATATAAGTAATCCAATAAATAAAACATTAGATTCAGCTGGAAATTTCCTTTTTAATAAAAAAAAAGAATTTGCAAAAAATACTATTAATGAATTGATTAACTCAACTACGGTAACTGCTACGATTCAACAAGGAGGAGACCCTGACGCAGATGCAAAACCTGACGCAGATGCAAAACCTGACGCAGATGCAAAACCTAAAGAAAAAAAAGGACTATCAGGGATGATGGGTGATGTTGCTGGTAAAATAGGCGATGTTAAAGATAGTGTAGCTGGTGAAATGAAAGATCTTGCTGGTAATTTAACAGGTGCGGCCGGAGGTTTAGCAAAAACTACAAATATAGATTTTGACCCAAATAAAAAAGATGTATTACCGTATATCCAAACAAATTGCAATGGATCCGGAATAGGGTTAGGGTTACCAAATGTTGATTTAAACTTTTTAGGAAAATTTTTTGATGGGTTGAAAGAACCAATTGCAAAAGAAATAGTAAAAAAAATACAAGAAAGGTTACCAGACCAAACTACCAGTAGTTTGATGGTTAAACGTGATATATACGATAAAATTTTATTAGTAATAGAATCGCATTTAAGAAGTGAAGACGGTAAAAAAATGTTATTAAAACATATTGACGGGGTTATAGAAAAAGAAATAGTATTTTTGACACAAGATGATAGACCAATGAAAGAAAGGTTGTTGAAGATAATTTTTAAAAATACGTCTTCGCCATTATATACAAAAATGGTGGAAATTATTGCAGAGAATGCAAATCCAATTGGCGGCAATGTTCAATCAACTGAACAAAATTCTTTAATGAAAGGCGGAGATGATAATGAAGAAATACCTCTTATATTTGATGTAGATATCCAAAAAGTAATTAATAAATTACTGGAATGGATGAATAGTGAAATTTCACCAGAACTTAATAAAGAAACTGTCATACCAAGCGCACCTGCGGTTGAAGCAGTTGCAGACAAACAAGTTGTAGGTGAACCAGTTGTAGGTGAACCAGTTGTAGGTGATAACACATCTATACCAAATGCTAATGCAGAAGTGGTAAAAAATTATTCTATACCAATTGCAACAGCTAATGTTATACCAGAAAAATCAGGAGATATACTAAATACAGATGTGACACCGGTAATTACAACAGATATATCAAAAGAAAATCCACCAGTTCCGCCACCAACCGGTCAACTTATTAATGGTGGAATGAAACGAAAAACAAAAAAAAGAAGAAATAAAATTGATAAAACAAAAACAATGAAACGAAATCAAACAAAAAGGAACAAAAATAAACGAAAACGAAAACAAAAACAAAAAACAAATAAAAATAATAGAAAATGAAGAAATTGAGAACTTAGATTACATGTTCTCAATTTCTGTTTATATTACACACCTTTTGTAAATTTTATCCGTCTAATGGATTTTGTTTTATTTTTTCGTTTATTTTTTCTTTTTGCAGTTCTTTTCATTTTTCCACCAGTTCTATTATGAGTTGGTCTTCTATGTATAAAACGTAAATGCTGATATGAATCACCGTTGAAATAATTATTAGTGTCACCTGGTATTATAACTGGATCAAAATTATATCTTCTAGGCATATCTAAATTTGGAGTATCATCATCATTACATGGTCTTGGAAATTCATTATTTAAAGCCATCAACATTTTTGTATATTCAATATGGTGGTTGTGATTATACAAAAATACGAATGCAGCCCATTTCAATGGACACCATTTATATACATTATCTGGTTGATTTACATCTGCACCATTTATTAATAAACGGTTAACCGTATTCAAATGATTTTTAATTATTGCATTTATAAGAGGCGTATAATTTCCATCTAAAGCATTCTGTATTCTTTCTTCTTTAGTCAAAGATGCTCCGCCTTTCATATATATATATATTTATAGAAAAAGAATTTATGACATTTTTCTCTCAATCTTTTCAAAAAATTCGGGTTTATATACTAAATTACCAGAAGGTTTATATTGATTAATAGGCGTATATTGTTTACCGTCTTTTTGCATTGGATTCCCATTTTTATCATTCATTATTTTGGCATTTACATCGTCGTCTTCTTTTTCATCTTTTCTATGAACAATATTACCATTTTCATCAATAACATTTCCGGTTTTTTTCTTAACTTCGTTGCGAACATACGCAGGAATCCAATGTTTCCATGAAACAAATAATGTGTTTGGATGTATATAGCGAACGTGAAATCCATTATCTTCCAACTTAACTACTAAATAAGATATACATTCTCCTTTATCATAAACCGGTTCTCCAAAAATATATTCGGGAACATTGAAAAATATATGCTGTTCATTTCGTTTGTTTTTACCAGTAAATGTGATTCGTTTATGAATTCTGTTCAAAATTTTATTGAAAATACTGATTTGTTTCAAATCTCTTTGTTGTGTTTTTTCATACAAGTCATCTATATTAATTTTTTGAACAGTTTCATCATCATCTGTAAATAATAAGGCCATTCTATATTATTATAGTGAAAAATATTTTTATAAGAAAAACTAATGAAGAAAATACATATATTATAATATACAAAACAATGAATGGAGAACCTGAACAAAATGTAGAAAAAATAGACGAAAATGAGAAAACAAAACCAATGATTAAATACATCGTATTATCAGGAGGCGGCACCGTAGGATTTTCTCAATACGGTGCATTGCGCGAGAGTAATAAGAAAGGATTTTGGTCCATTGAAAATATAGAAAGCATATATGGTATTTCAGTTGGATGTATAGTAAGTTTGATGATTTCCCTAAATTTTGATTGGGATGTTCTGGATGACTATTTGATTAAACGTCCATGGCAAAACGTAATTAATTTCACAATGAATTCATTAATTCAATCATTTGATTCACGTGGTATATTAGACCACAAAATAATAGAAGAAATAATATTACCATTGTTTCGGGCAAAGAATATAGACATAAATTGCACTATGAAAGAATTATACGAAATTACAAAAATAGACATACATATATTTGTAACTGAACTAAATAGTTATAAATTGATAGATATATGCAAAACCGATTATCCAGATTGGAAAGTAACCGATGCAATATATGCATCCTGTTGTTTACCGTTGATATTTAAACCTTTATTAATAGATACATGCTGTTATGTGGATGGCGGATTCATTGAAAATTATCCAATATATCAATGCATTAATAGTGGTAAATCGCGTGAAGAAATTCTTGGCATATACAAGAATTTATCCTATATGAATACTCAAAATGTGAATGAAAATTCTACTTTATTTGATTATATATCAACCGCTTTCAATAAAATTTTTATAAATTATTATAAACATGATACTATACCATATGAAATAAATTTAGATACTCCACCAGTTGGATTATATGATATATTTGATTTTGCATCATCCAAAGAAAAACGAATAGAAATGATAGAATATGGCGTAAATATATGCAATGATTTTTTGAAAAATGTATCGTAAAAGAGTATATTTATTCAACATTACTTTGGGTTTTTGTTGTTACAGTAATAAATTCTTTCAATGAATTAAATGTAATTTTTGTATCAAATTCATATTGTTTTGAATCAATCATCATTTTTATAGTAGGATAGGATTCAATATTATATTTAGAAATAGTAGTGGCAATATTTGAGTCATTGTCATCAGTGCAATTAACTTTATTGCATACAATGAGATAATCATTAACTACGGTGTTATTATATTTATCACTGAACTGGCTCCATGTAGGTAGCGCAGTTTTACAATGAGGACACCAATCCACATGAAAGAATGTTATATTGGCGGTTCTACTTCGTGTATTTGTATTTGGAATATCATCAAATTTTTTAACGTTTTTCTTTTGCGTATAAAAGTAATAATAACCAAAATAACTGGCAATTATGAAAACAGACAATACGAATAATACAAGAATCAAACGTTCATATCTTTTGATATATCTATTATAAATCAACTCAATAAATTTAGACATTATATATTATATGCGTATATTTTTTTACTATATTTTACGATATTGCTAAATATATGACTGAGTAAATATATGACTGAGTAAATATATGACCAATCAAATATTTAGCTATAATAATTTTTATCATTATACTATAAATAATGACAAAAACATTAAAAAAACATATGAAAAATAAAAGGAAAACGTCCAAAGTATATAAACGTTCCGATTATTTAAGCAATGATGGTATGTTGACTACGGTTTGGGGGCCAAGCACATGGCATTTATTACATACAATGAGTTTTAATTATCCTGTGAATCCTACATGTAGCGATAAACAAAATTATCGTGCTTTTGTTCTCAATCTTCAGAATGTTTTACCATGCGGAAAATGCAGAAAAAACTTGAAAAAGAATTTCAAAAAATTGCCATTAACTTGGAAATGCATGGAAAATAGAGACAAGTTCTCTATGTATATTTATAAATTACACGAATTAATAAATAAAATGCTTGATAAAAAATCTGGATTATCATATGATGATGTTCGTGAGAGATATGAACATTTTAGAGCACGATGTGCTAAAACTATGAAAGAATTTGAAAAAGAGAAAAAGGAATTAGTAAAAGAAAATAAAGAAGGCGAAAAAGGTTGCACAGAACCACTTTATGGTGAAAAATCTAAATGCATATTAAAGATTGTTCCACAAGATACAAAGTGTGAAACTTTTTCAATAAATGACAAATGTATTAAAAAAAAATTGGATAAATAAAGATATATTTAGTAAAAGTAAAACTATCGTAAATATATAGAACACAATATATATAATGTCCGACATAGATACCGTCAATAAAAAAATTATAAATAACGAAGAAGATTATTATTCTAATGTGAATGCAATTCATAAACAAAACGAAGAGAAAGAAATGGTTCCATTTTGGTCACAAAATCCGAACATATTATTCCAACAAAAATATTTTTTTGAATTCTTTCCAACTGAAAATATGACTTATTCGCAAAAGTTAAATGCGATTTCAAGAATGGTTATATTTTTGACAATTATTGCATTCGTATTCACAAAAAGCATACGTTTATTGGTTGTATCTGCAATTACATTGTTCTGTATATTTATGTTATTCTATTATCAAGAACAAGAAAAAACAAAAACGGATTCTAAAAAATTGGATTTAGAAAAAAATATGGAGAACTTTGATAATATTGCTACTTATACATTGAAACAAAATGATATACCAATTAAGGAAAACGTATTTTCGGCACCAACCTCATTGAACCCTTTTAGCAATGTATTAATTAGTGATTATGACTATAATGTAAATAAAAAACCAGCTGCACCTGCATTCAATACCAATGTAAATAACGATATTTTGAATCAGGCAAAACAATTAGTGAAGGATGCGAACCCCGACCAACCAGATATTTCAGACAAATTATTTAAAGATTTAGGAGAACAATATGTTTTTGAACAATCTTTACGTCCTTTTCATTCTAATCCAAGCACTACTATACCAAATGACCAACAAGGATTTGCAGAATTTTGCTATGGAAGTATGGTATCTTGTAAAGAAGGGAATATGTTTGCATGCGCGCGAAATTTAGCAAGACATACAAATTAATTTTAGTTTTATTGTATACAATCTAATTTTCTTGTGTAATAGTATATTATATAAGAAATGTCTTTGATGAGCAATTATTTGTTTAATAATTCCGATCGTATTGGAATGGATATTACTGACAACACTCAATTAAATCTACAAAATACTCGTTTTGGTAATTATACTGTTGCCAATTATTATAATGAATCTACTTCAGATTCTCATGTAAATTTTGCTACACAACAACCTAACTTAATGTTTAATGCTGTGAATGGCGGCAGTGGAGTTGGAGGTAATGTAGTAGATTTTGAATCACTTCTTCATTTGAAAAATGAACAAGAACGACCATTAGAAAAATTACAATTATATCAACGCCCATTCATAACTGTTCCATATTTAGGAAGAGGTTCATGTGATCCTGTTTTAGAATCACAATTATTACAAGGTGAGGTTGTTAGTGATAAAAAGAGTGTATCCACTATTATGGATAAATCATTCATGAGCTATTCACTATATCCTTCAGATGATAAAATGGATGAACGTGTTAAAAATCCATCTTACACCGTTGAAGAAGCCGCATTAGATGGATGGGTTCGCGGTGGAGCATCCACCCGTGATATGCCAGTTGATAAATTTAGTAAAAATCAACGACCATCGGATAATAGTTATTAAAATGCAATCAATGAAAAATATAAAGTAAAATAACATAAATATTACATGGTATTTATATTATTATTTAGGAAAATGGATTTAAGTAAAAATGATGCACTACCATATTATAATATATTTGTTGAAAGTGTGCAATATAATAATAATATAGAATACAGAAATAGTTTGCAAATCTTGTGTAATTTACGGTTTCCAGAGGGTGATTTTCCCGAAGATATACCACCGGAATATAGAAATGAAATGAGTTATGATATAGATAATATGACGCTAGCACTTGATTTTGTATATAAAAAAACAAAGACGCACCCATTATTTCAAAAAATATATAGTTTAGGAGCTGCAAAATTATTTTCAGATGACGACACAATTGGGTTGGCTATTATGTTTTCATTTGATTATTTGAAATATTTTCATCCATGTTTCTATTTTTTCTTAAAGAATCCAAACGATTTTAATGAAAATTTGCATATTTATAAAACTTTAACAGAAGAACTTGAAAAATAATATACTATTATAGTTTATAATGGCATCTACGCGAAATAGAAATACATCTGGTAATTATGAATTAGAACAATGGTCCAATAATAATGGTTGTAAATATAATACATATGATTCTTTTGGAAGACCAAAAAAAACTTTGTTTGCCGGTGATGGGTTATTGAATGGTAAAGTAGGTCCCACTGAATTAGCACATAATAGTTGTGATATTGAATCTATGTTACGTGGTATTGGCTCAACCAATCTTGTAAACCCAAATCCCGAGATTGTTCCAGAAATTAGACCATTACAAAGTCTATCTATTATTGATCGTCTTCATGTTGCAGTTCCGGATCCATTGGTTGTTGAACCAAATCAACGTCCTGGTCGTTATTTGAATTAATACTAGAATATGCTTTTTGGCTTATTCTTTGGTTTTTTGATTTTTTATTTTTGAATGTTGTGTTCATTTTTCTATTCCTTTTTTTAATTTCTTCCTTTTTAACAAATAGTTGATTTTTAAATATTTCTTGTATTGCTATTGAAAGTTGATTATCATCATCTTTATGAATGATTGGTTCATTTTCTATATCATCTTTATAAATGATTGGTTCATTTTCTATATCATCTTTATAAATGATTGGTTCATTTGGAATACTTAAAGGTATACCTTTTGAAAATAATTTATCAAGAATATTTATTGACGACGGTTGTGTATTTTCAGGTAATTTATCTATTTCTTGAAAATCCATTTCTATTTTATCGTCATATGTCACCGTATTGCCATTTGAAAATACTTCAACTGGTATTTTAATAATAGCCATTACATATTTTGATTCTCTTGATTCCATTTTTATATTTATTTTCTATATTTTTAAATGGTTTATTTTCATAAATACATATAAAAATATGTATTTATAATTCATTAAGATGTCTTATGTATATTTATTAGAATCTACAAATAAAAACACTTATGTAGGTGCCACTGTTGACCTGGACAGGCGATTGCGACAACATAATAAAGAAATTGCTGGCGGTGCTCATGCTACTAGTATCAAAGTGAATAGTGGCGAAGAATGGACGCGGGCATGTCATGTATCTGGATTTCCAAACTGGCAGGCCGCGTTACAATTTGAATGGCGTTGGAAACAATTATCGCGCAAAATATCACCCTCCATATATCCGTTAGAACGAAGAATGATGGCTCTAAAACATTTACTATCATTGGAAAAATCAACCAGTAAAGCAATCCCTTTTTCGGAATGGGAGGCGCCACCAACCATTCATTTAGAAACACCCGATGCAGTAAAATATTACGATACTAATTGAATTTTACCACAATTTTCACGGTCTCTTTTTTAATACATTTGCATGCTGATACCGATAATTCTTCGCGTTTTTTACGTGTTTTTGAATTGTCATCTTGTGAATCCAGCGATTTTTTGTTTTTAGATGTGCTGTTTCGCGAATTCATATCGTTCTCAATAATAGTGTAATTATCTTTGATGTAATCAATGATTTTGTTCTCAATGGACCATTTGAAAAAATTCAATTGACCTATTGTAGTTTCCATGTATTTTTCATCATCATATGGTATAGTAATGCGTTCCCATCTACAAAATGGGTCAAATCTACGTTTAGAATATGCTTTTAATTTCAATTTGTAATCATTATATACCTTGAATCTAGATGTTGTTTCAGTATGTTTGTTTTCCAATTCATATACAGTGTAGTATTTTTTTGCAAAATTGGTTACGAACCAATCCACTATTCTTAATGAGATTTTGGATTCACCGTTGATAATACACATCATTTTATTCAAATTATCGCGATTGTCATAAAAATCCATTAGGTTTTTCATCAATAATTCATTTTGAGTATTTGTATTTGCTATATATGCCATTAGAATAATATTCCGGTTTTATTTATATAATTTTTTGTGTAATTATATAAATATTGGGGTTTTGTTAACAATGCGTTTTTGTAAATTATAAACGCCACTTAATCTGATTTCTTTTATTACTTGACAAACCCAATTTTGAAATTTTTCAGCAATTGGTTTTCTTGATTTGAATAAAATTTTATATAAACCTTTTTCAGTTAAAAATGTTACTTGTTTGGACCAGTAGACGTGTCCATAGTATGGACATGTCTTTCAGTTTCATCAAAATATTGAATTGAAGTTCTAATATTTCCCATTCCTAATATTTCACCAATATCACTAGCTCTAAATAGAGGTTCTGTAATAGTTCCTTTTATTACAATTTCAGTATGTAAATTATTTTCGTTAAACGCCTTGACTACTTCCATTGTTGTTCTGTAATATACTATATTACACGTCTTTATTTTGAATTATATTTATAAGTTGCTTATTTTACACTATAATCAAGTTACTATAAATATAAGACAATAAAGCCTTATATTTATTTTAGTTTCTAATTAAATAAAAAACTAGTTTAATTACTTTAATTGGAATATGCGACGCCTGCCATACCGGACATGACTCTCAATACGTTGTATGAGAGAGCATATACTCTGACTTTGGCAGTGGCGGTACCACCGACAGCAGCAGATGAAAGGACAAGTTGAAGAACAGCGTTATCAATTCTGGAAAAGTTGCAACTGCCTGAGGGTTGATGTTCCTCAGGTCTCAATGCGAATGAGTATACGTTGATACCAGTGTCAGGGGCACGGGTGTGGTGTTGGAATGGTTGGACAACGTCAAAGTATGATCCTTCACGTTCAGAGAATCTATCTTGACCGTTAAGTTGAAGCTTAGCAGTGACGACTGGATTTTCACCCCAACAGTGCATGTCAAGGGCGGTTTCAGCAAGAACGAAGGTTCCAGCATCAGATAAGGCAGAGCCAGTTTGAGTTGGAGTAGCATTGACTTGGTCAATGAAGGCTTGGAAGTTGCCTGAATCGGCAGCTCCAGATGCCCAATCAGCGGTTGCTGATTGTCCGTTAACATTGACGGCACCAGGCATTTGGAATAATCCACTGGATGCAATGAATGAGTTAGAACCTTGGGTTTCAGCTGGACCACCGAAAGCATGGATTGCGTTTGGAAGAGCATCAACGGCATCAGTGTAGTTGAATGGTTGGGCACCTAGGGTCTTGTATAGGACGGAGCCTGATTCAAGGGATGCGCAGTAATCAACGTTAGCATCAGGTTGGACAACCCAGACTAATTCCTTGCAAGGATGATTGAAGTTAAGCTTGATCTTGTTGGATGATGAACCGACAGATTCGTCACCAGTGAATTGAAGTTGTTCAATAAGGTATTCGTGAGGGTTTTGTGCCATCTTTCTACGTTCATCAGTATCAAGGAAGATATAGTCAACATAAAGGGAAGCGGCAACAAGGGATTGTTGGTAAGCAGCAGTGACTGATTGGGTAGTTCCGTTGGTGGAACTTAATGATTTAACAGCCCATAGACATTCACCAATTGGTCTGAAATCAATGTTGATTTTGACTTCGTGGTATTGAAGAGCAATAAGTGGAAGGGCAAGTCCAGGGTTTCTGCAAAACCAGAAAAGAAGAGGAATGTAAAGGGTGGTTTCTGGAAGAGCGTTTCTTGGAGCACAAACTTGGTTTGGTCCTCCGTTTGATGAGCAAGCACCTGATACAGCAGCGAAATCAGGGTCGCAGATGTAGGCAAGTTGAGTGGTGTGACCAATCATCTTGAAATATCCACGTTGTTGTTCAGATGAAAGGGTAAGTTGGTTCCAGATGTGCATCCAGTCACCATATTGACGGTCAATTCTTTGGCCACCAATTTCAACTTCAACTTGGGAGACAAGTTGTTCACCAATGAAATCTAACCA